CATCAAGTGCTGATTGAGTCATGACAACACCTAGATCTTTAAGTGTCTCTGTTTCACCAGTAAAGACTGATTTTAGCTTTGTGTAGGCTTCATCTTGACTAATATTATAAAAAGATGCCACATCGCCCGCTAAACTAGTTAAGGCTGTCGACATCTCGTAAGCTTTCTGTTCGTTAAAACCAAAAGCTTTAGTCATCGCACCGAATGTACCGGTGTATCGTTTTGCCATGGTCTCTGATAGCCCAGAGGTATACATAGCTTGCTTTGCAAAGTCATCAACTTGCTTGCTCATGCGTGGGAAAGCAACGTCAACAACGTTTTGTACTTCGTTGAGATCTGAGCCGAGCTTGATAGCTTGAGCTCCGAAATCAACAAGTTTCTTGATTGCAAATGCTCCTGCAAGCATCTTGGCAGCTTTCGTCGCCATTCCTTGCAAGCCACTCATCTGCCCTTTAAATTGTTTGTCATTGACGACAAGGTCAAGACCAATCTGGCCAACTGTTTGTGCCAATAGCTATCACCTCCTACTTAGCCATCTCAACAAAGGCTTGTTTTAATTCTTCAAGAACTTGAGTCAAATCTTGTTCTGTTTTCTCTTTGGCAAGTTTCAATCTCCATTCGTTGCGAATACGGTGCTGTCCTTCTGAAAATACCTCTAGCATTTTAGGGTCATCTTCGCTTCGAATTTGTACGATTCGACCAAGCGGTGTTTCTCCGGACAAACCAGCTAAGAGAGCCTTGAACTCTTTCCACTTCATATTCTTAAATTCATTAGAGTATACAGATAAGCCATACTGTGTCCTAAGAGAACTGACGATTAAATCGAAATCCTCAAATAGGTCATAGTATGGCTCACTGTTCTCCCACTTCTTCTTCTCCCATGACCAATGTCATCGCTGCTTCAATAACTTTAGTTAAATCAGAAAAATTCAAGCGCATTTCATTAAGTGTTTTGCGACTATTCTCAGGGAAGATTAGCTCAAACATTTCCATCATTTTTTTGGCAGATGGAGTTCCTTCTTCATCACCGATAGTCTGCATCAGAGTCAGTACAGTTGTTGCATCTGTATTGACTTCAATTTCAGCATCTTTAATTTTCAATTTTGGATTTTCTTCAAAATTGAGTTTTTCTGTGATATCAATTACTTTTGACATTATTCGGTTTCCTTTTCTTCAAATAAAACGTTGATCAGTACTTGACCAGTTCGATTTTCTTTGCTTGCCATAGCTTCGATTCGCTCTTTGGATTTACCGCTTAAATCAACGGTATCTCCAGTCTTGTATTCAATACCTGTATCGATATCAATAAAAGCCATGGTTGCTATTGCGTTGGTTTCTTCAGCTTCAGCCATATTTCCTCCTTAAAATAAAAAGAGGGTCGAAACCCTCTAAATTAACCTGCTGGCACCACTTCCGGTTTACCATTTGACATGACATCAAATGATAATGGTGCAACACCAGTTGAATCCCCTGAAATAAAGTCCTTAAGATTGATAACCGCGTCTTTAAATTTGATTTTAGTTCCATCTGGGAAAGTCCATTGGAAGTCCGCTTCAGAATCGCGACCATTTTTAAACGCAAGACCTGCGATGTAGTCGTTACCGGCATCACCTACGTTTCGTTTACCAGAAACAGAAATTGTAACTGACTTCGCAGTCATCAAACGGCGTGTCCAACCTTTTTGGTCAAATGGTTTCCATTCTTCAACACCATTATCAAATGATACTGAGAATGATTCCATGTCTGCAATATCAACAAGTGATTCAACTCCTGCAGTTCCTTTATTTACTTGGAACTGGTTTTCATATACGGGGAATACCCCAGTTTTCTGAGCCATTAGTTGCCCTCTCTTTCTCTTTCGTAATATAAATCAAGCTCGATAACACGCTCATACACGTTATTATCATCTGTTCCTACGTCCACAGGCTCGTTCTGTAATAAGGCAATCATCTTAATAGGTGTTCCACCTATAACAACCGATTCAGCCTCAAATAGACGATTGTAGAGGTACTGAGCACGCTTCTCAGTCTCATTCGCATTCTTGTTCCAGTGAATTAAGATGCTGATTGATTTAACTTCATAGCTTGCCAGTGATCTGCCTCCTATTGCTACCCGAGGACCATCGATTGTCTTTCGTTGATAGATGCCTATACTGTTTTCTTGCTTATTATCGAGCTTGCCAATGTAGTAGTTATTCGCTGCATTAAATGTTTTAATCCAGTCACGGACTTCAGCTAGTGTAATCATGCTTAAACCCCCGTGATTTGTTTGTATAGTCGCCCGTAGGCTTGTTTTATTCTGTGTGACTTCTTTCCACCATCAGCCCAGGCTTCAAACCACTTCCCTTTTGCATGAGGATTTTCTTTCGTCTGGAATTGATATTCAGGATGAAAGTACAATCGTCTTGCGTAAGGAGTGGAATGTACCAGGCTTACTACACCTTGGGATGAACGTGAGTAGTCTGGAGCCATTGCTTCGCCTTGCAACACACCTTTATCAAATGGTACGACTTGTGCCTGCACAACTTCTGTATGCAGGTATTCAGCAGTCTGTTCCAGTGCTATGATTTGAGCCCTTTCCAGTTTACGGATAGTGCCAAAATCTAGCTTTACTGTAGAATTCACAAACATAGCATCACTCCAATCCGATGTAGGTATAGTTAACAGTCCCATCTGGATTTCTAGCTTTCCGGCTGTCCACAATCCTCCTGACAATACCAAATACAATTGCAGTCCCACCGCTCAATGTAGGCAAATACGGTGCAATATCACCAACGAAATAAGCTGACCCAGTAATTTGGACCAGCTTCTTCTGTTCGGTTAGGACTGTTTTGACACCGTCCTGATAATTGCATTTTAGACTTTCTCTAAACGCCTCCAAAGGTTCGCCATCTTCAGAAACTCCCTCTTGGTTGACTGTGACTGTGATTGGCGTCTGACAAAATTGAGGTAAGACAAGTTGTGGAAATTTCATCAAATAATCCTCCTCATCAATCCTGTTTGCTTCAAAAGTTCATAGGTTTTGCGATAAATAACAATACCTTGTTCTGTAGCAATATTCCAATTGGATCCAAATTGCATTGACACACCATTAATACTGTAGTTTGAAACCGTAGTAGCTATCAAATCAGCATTAACCTCCTCAAAATCAACAATCTGACAACAAGCCTTTCGGATAACTTCCTGCTGAAATGGCGTCAGATTGTCGAATCCAATGCCACGGATTCGGTTGAACGTAAGTATATCAATCTTGTCAGAAGCTGATTTAAGTTTGCTAGCCAGAACTTCTAAATCAGCAGAAATCACACCAACAAACGTCTTTTTGTAATAATCTGGACTAGCATACATGACTGTTACTCCTTAGCTTCTTTCAGCTTCTTGATTTCAGCGTTAGCTTTTTTCAAGTCATCCAAAACTTTTTCGTACTCCTCTTTTGAAACCTTGTCGACAGATTTACCATATTTTAATTCACCATCTTCATAGATTTCAAAGCCACGACCAACAAAATCATTGATCGCTGACTCATCGATATCATAGACTCGAGCGCCTTTAATTGCTTTTAATGCCATATACTACACCATCCTTTCTTACGCTGTCGCGTTGATAAAGATACCAGCTGCTTTATTCTTGATCAAGAATGCATCCATGTAGAAGCGAGATTGGAGCAAATAGTTATCAGCTGTACGTGAGTCATGCCCTGGTGTAAATACTTTGATGTAAGAGTATTTTTCACGAGCAACTTCACAAGATGGGTGGATTAAGATGAAGTTCATTTGTTTCGCTTCATCTGTTGCGACACAACCATTTGTAAAGTTGTATTGTGATTTCATGCGAGCTGATTGCACTTGTTTGATTTTAACATCATCAAGGCTATAGATAGAGCGTTTGACGTCGCCATTTGAACCATTCACTCCTAGCACACGTTGGATGTCTTTAGCCTGTTTGAAGAGCTTGTTGACAGCTGGAGTGACGTACAAAATGCGACCTTCAGACGGAACACCTGCTTCGTCCATTTTTTCCATGGCGCCATCAAATTTTTGCAAGATATTTTCTGCAGTCAATGTTGTAGTGTCGATAGTAGCACCATTAGCAGTATACTTGCCTGCTTCTGTGTAGAGTTTTGAGAACACGTAGCAATCTTTTTCAGGAATACCTTGTTCAGTTTCCAGAGTATTTTGGACATTGGCAATAGAGACGACCAGATTTGTTTCATCAACATCCATAGGATCGATTGCAAATTCGATGTCGCGGTCATGTTCGAGTTTCTTTGGTTCCCAATCGTTTGAAATTGTTCCAGAATTAAAACCGATAGTTTGACGATTGTGGTCTTTGTAACCAGAGACTGTGATGTTCGGCAACTTGATTGTTTGAGCGTTGATAAATTTCACTTGCGGATTCGAGTTAAACAAATCTACAGACGCAAGTTCTTTTGCATATTTTTGATGCAAGGCTTGTTCGAATTGTTCTGCGTAGTTATAAACTGTCATAATTTAATTCTCCTTTTTATTAAAGACCAAACGCTGCAGCAATGGCATCAGTTTGGTTAGTTTGTTGTGTTTTACCGGTAGATCCGATTTGTTGAAACCCAGTTGATTCTTCTTTATTTGGCTTCAGTGCAGGAACGTCTTCCAAAACTTTTGCGACAATAGCTTTGAAATCTTCTGGTTTCGATTCAAGTGTGAGAGTTGATGTATCAGCCAATTTCATCACATAAGGTAGTACACCAACAGGTAATCCTTCCTCGATTGCTGCTAATTGTAGATTTCGCTCTAAATTAGCTTGCAATGCACTTGCTTGTGCCTGTGTTAACTGTTGCTGTAGTGATGTGACGTCTGGTGTTGCATCAGCTTTCTGCGACTTAAAAGCAGTAATAGCTTGAGCCATTTCTTCACCACTCAATCCTTGCTGCTTAA